AGTGGATCTATCTCAATGCTCCAAGGTTCTTCGTCAGTCAGGGGTCGTGCACACTGCGTGCACGCTACGGGGGCGGTGGTCTCGGTCATAGCACTAGTCTACCATTCTCTGAGGGGTCAGCGTTGGTGCTTACGGGTGGAAGTACGAGGCTGTGTTGCGCGTGCCCAGCTAGGATGTTCTGTCATCTGGGCAAGATGAAGTCCCTTGGCTCGGAGTAGCTGCTCTAGTCTCTCGACGCGTGCTCTCGCTTGGGCCCGTACGGCGTCTCTAGGCGCCCCCAGGGGAAGCGTATCGTCGTCGCCCGTGTCATCGTCGCAGTCATCAGCTAGCGTGTCTGTGCGGGCTATACGCGGCGTGAAAGCTGAGCGCCAGGCCTCATAGTCGGAGCGCAGCTCATCCGCGGTAAAGCTCGACAGATCATAACGACCGCCGGCTCCGGGCGGGCAGTACTTAGCCGCATTGCTGCGGAGAAATGCTCTCAGTCGCTTGGGATTGACTCCCACTGCCGCGGCCGCACTCTTTACATCCATGCCCTTAACTCCCTGTCTCGGGCGTAACTAAGAAACCAGAGCCACTGGCAGTCCTGCGCTGTCAATGACTCTGGCCACTCAGTCTCAGGCATCGGTGAGCTTGAGGCAACGCTTGCACGTCACGGGGAAGTCAGTCGCGGGCACAGTGTCGGCGTTGGCGATCTTGACATCGCACAGGGTGGTGGTGCCCCCGATGGCGGTGTGCACGACATTAGAGATCTTGGACTTGATGTTCATCACGGGCTGACCGGTGATCTTGTAGCTGCCCACTCGGCACATCTCGCGTCCCGCTTTGGTGGCAGCGTGTCGCCCGATCGCGTAGCAGTGGGAGTGGCTGGAATAGAACGTCTCGCCGTCTAGCGCACGCTTGCGGACAGGGACAGCGGTGGTGTCGTCAATGTCATCGTGGGTGAGGGTGGGTGCAGACATGGCGGGCTCCTCGGGGAGGGGGTGGGCTCTGAACTTGTTGACTCAAGTCTACCAGCGGGCGGGGGGAGATGCTATGGGCTAATCGTGTGGAACCAGTACCAGTATTGCCAGAGCAGGGTCACTGCCAGGAACAGCCGTAACGCAGCGTGAGGACTAACGAGCGCAACGACCATCATCCCCGCGAGCATAAAGATCAAGGCTATGCGCTTCCAGCGCTGGATTTGATCGAAGTGGCGCATCATGTCACCAACCCTTCGGAGGCTGGCCGCGACTGTTCAGCCAGGAGACGGTGAAGAGCAGACCCAAGAGGAAGATGATGAGAGCAAAGAGAGCGTGACCTAGGGCCATCGAAGAGACGGCGATGAGAATTAGGGTCCACTGCACGGCTACGAAGACTGGGGGGCGGATTGTCACTGTCATACTCCAATCATAACCCAGGGCCGGGGAGAGTACCCTGGGCTATCTGGGTGGGATTAGACGCGACCCCTGCGGCAAGCTGCACGACCGGCTTTGGAGTTATCGTGCACGCCGTTGGCGTAGCAGTCAGCATGACTAGAGCGCGAACGCTGAGCCGGCTGGGTCGGGTACTTCTTCACGAAGCAATCGTTACACATCGCGTCGGGCTGGCACTTTGTGCAAGGAGTATGGGTGCGAGACTCGCCGGTCTCTGGGTCGTACTCGGTGTATGAGCTGTAAGTCCCGCCAGTTGCGTTGGCACGACGCTCGAAGCACGTTGAGCATGAGCAACGCGCGGCATGGGTGCGATTGGTGCGAGTGCGACGGACTCGGGGAGCTTGAGCATCAAAGACCTTGAAGATCTTCATGGGATCAAGATCCAGGCACTCGTTACAGAGGCAGTTTGGGTCGTGCAGTGTACCGGCTTGTTGGCGAGCAATGTGCTCTTGGTAGCGACGCAGTTTCTCGGCGCGGGCTTGTGCAGTAAAGAGATCGAACATGGCATCAGCGGCTTGCTTAGCTGAGACCTGGTCGACGTATCCCTCGTCGGCGTTAGTCTTCTCGAGCTTGGCAGCTTTCTCGTTGCACGCGTCACGCTCGGCCTCGAACGTAGTGGCGTTGGCCTTGGCTCTGAGCGCAGCGGCTCTGCGGGCTCTTGACTCTTGCTCAGTGGTGTTCACTTGACTCTCGCTCTCTGGCGGCTGGCTCTTGACACTAGTCTACCGCTTCCCCGAACGATCCCACTGGGCTAAACGAGTGTATCCACCAGAAAGCCCCTCACTCCGTAGAGTGAGAGGCTCCGGTACTCTGAGTTACAGGTCGTCGATCTCGTCCTCGTCGAAGTCCGGCAGATCGGGATCTTCCTCAACTACGGCAGCTTTGCGAGCCGGTCGTCCCCGCTTGGCAGCGGGAGCCGCAGTAGCCTTGGAGCGACCCGCAGTACGAGCCCGACGAGCTGGCTTCTCGTCCTCGTCATCCTCGACAGCCGCAGCCTGCCTGGCAGCATCGGCCTTGGCACTGTCGCGAATGTACTTGACGATCTTGGCGACCCGACGATCGTTGGGGCCGGTGAAAGAGTAGCGACCCTCATCACGAGCGAGAGCGCCGGCCTCGACCATCTGGCGCAGGCGAACCCGAATGGCCTTCGAGTCGTACTCAGTGTCGAGCGCATCATTGACGTGGTCGGTCAGCCAGGCAGTCCCGTATGTCTCGGCCTCAGGGGCTTTGCGCTGAGCAGGAACGGCCTTGGCAGCGGTCTTTGCGGCGGGACGACCCCGACGCTTGGGGGCAGGAGCTTCCTCGACGTCATCCTCTTCGACGTCATCCTCTTCCAGCTCGGTCTCGTCAACATCGAGCTCCTCGACCTCAGGCTCGGGAGCGGACTTGCGAGTCCTGCGAGTACGGGTGGCGGTGGGCATTGTGATTCCTTTCGCTAACGGCTGTGAAGTGCGTTGAGAACCACTCTACACACCGCCGGCCAACGTGTCAAGCTACCTACTTCGGAGGAGTGGAAAGCAAGCTGACCAGCTTAGATAGCGTGGCTTCGATGTTGTCGAGTCGTGCGCTGAACGCTGGAAAGATCTGCTGCTCTGCCCGCCAGCCGTATCCATCGGCATTAGCAGAGAAGCCGACGACATCATCTTTATAGGGATGAGCCGGGTCTTCTTTGGGATTGCCTGCTCTTGTCGGGATAGGAACGAGTAGGCGATCGTGAAGCTCTGCAAGCTGACGAGCCTGGTTAGCATCCATGTCATCTTCCTTAATTCCTAGTGCTGCACAGAATGCGGCGAGATCGTATCCATCCGCGCTGTTGACATCAGCATAGCCGAATGGCGGAACCAGTAGATGGTCAAGGGTCTTCCCGTTAGTGAACTGATGACCCAGCTTGCCCGGATAGTCTGGGTTGGCGCTGTAATTGGCGAGAATGATTCGAGCACCTGGAGGCTTTACTGGCCATAGCGAATTGAGGTCGCCAGCATTACCGTACCCGATAACTCGCTTGGGTTCGCCCGCCCAGGCCGCTAACTCCCAGAATAAGCTATTGATGCCGGTAGACTGATCGCCTTTGATCTGTCCCGACCAGCTCTCGACGTCAATCATAAAGGCAGTGCGCGGATGGATGGGCCCAACCATTGCCTTTATAGTTGCCAGCTCGTCTCGCCAGTTCTGACGGTAGACTAGGTAAATGATGAGTACCGAGAGGCGGCCCGAGTCGAGAGCATTGCAACCCCACTGATAGTTCCAGGCAAAGTTGCGATCTCGATAGGTTCCGTCATCACTGCGAACGGCTAATACGTTGAAAGGATAGCTGTCATCCACCGGTACTTGCCATTCACTGACATCACTCCAGAGAACGTTACTCACGGCAGGCCCTGAATTACTTCAGTAGAGGTAGAAGAGGGCTTTACCAGAGGAGACGCGGGAACGGGAGATACAGCCGGGGACTTAAGAATATTTGGAGCCAGCCATACGGCGCCTGCTCCCAGAAGTGCTGTGAGAATAGCAGTGATGTCATCGGGCGTGAACACTCCAATCGAGAGAGCCCTCATGGCAATGCTGGCAGAGGTGATTAGTGCAGCGCCGAAAGCGATCAGGAATTTGGTCGAAGTGACAGGGGTATGAACAGTGGCCATGTCTACCGCCTCTGTTAAGGGCCGAGGAGGGCAGCCTGCCCCGGTGACTACCCTCCACGACGTTTACGGGACTACTGGACGGGCGGAGTAGCTGACGGGTCCTGCGGGGCCTGAGACGCTGATGCACCGTGCTGTGCCAGCATCTCAACGTGAGCCACTACTGGCTCCAGCTTGGCGGCAACGGCCGCATCCTCATTGTCCTCGTTGTCCTGAATGGTGGTGACCGCCGATTCGAGGCGGCCGAGAAGCTCTTCGACAGTAGCCATTCTTTCCTCCATTGTCGGTTCTCTCAGAACATGCCGGTTACGTCTCCGAAATGGATATCTCCAGTTCACTCTCCCTCCTTTCGCGGCCAGTCTATCACGTGGGCTTATATCATGCGAGACTGAAGCTGCGCAATCTGCCCACGGGCTATATCAAGATCCGTCTGCAAAGAGGCCACCATGTTGGAGAGACGTCGATTCTCATCGTGCGCTCGGGTTAGCTGCTCCGAAAGATTCTTCTTGTCCTCTGCATGTTCACTATCCTTGACCGTCATTCGGTCATTCAGCTTGGTGATCTGTTCCTGCAAAGTATCCACATAGGTATTAGCACTGCTAAGCATTGTGGCGTCACCCGTTTGCCTAAGGTTACGAACCTCAGACTTTCTGAACCACAGCCGGACGAGTAGATTACTCGCGCCACCTCCTAAGAATGTGGTGAGGATGGGCAGGATGTGGTCCGGGGTTAGCCAGGAGTTCATTCTTTCTTCTTCCTTGTGGCTCTTAATACGGTGAGCAGATGGATCGCGAATAGCCCCGCGAGACACAAAGAGAGTTGACCCGAGACTAGCCCTTGATTATGAAGGCCAAGAACTACGCCCATGCAATAGATAGCTGTACCGAGCCCAGTGAATATACAGGATACTGCTCGCCAGAATTCATCATCCTTCCAGGTGCCGTAGAATAGCATCACCCCACCTACTAAGAGGAACGCCCCCATGAGGCGAATCATGGTCGCCCCGCCTAAATTGGTGAATGCCTTTGATGCGCCCTCTCCCAGGACCAATGCAGTAATGCCTGTGCTGGTCATCATCAGAGAGGTCCAAGTACTGGACGGATTGAGCTTTGCCCCATTCATGTCCCGCTCACGTCCTTTGTCTGGTTTAGCAGCAACTTTATCAGAGCGGTATTCTGTCGAGTAAGAGAGTTAACCTGGGCTACTACCTGAGCATTGGTGAGCGGGGGTGTTAAGGCCAAGAAACTATTATTCGCGGTGATTGCGGTTAGAGCACGCTGCCGAAGGGTGAAGGCATTAGCTACATCAGGAGAGAGAGGTGAGTAAGTGTAGCCCTGAGCTATTGCGAAATCCTCAGGATAGAATTGCTGATCGATCGGGGCAATGAGAGGGATATCGCCATTCCAAAGAATGGGTCCCTCCTTAATGACTTTATCCGTAAGGTCTAAAGACACTCTTACATACCGCATTAGATCTCCTACCAAGAGATGACGAGGATAATACCTTGAGCGCCATTACCGCCTCTACCGGAAGTGCCCCCGAATGAAGCGCCTCCTCCTCCTCCACCTGCTCCGTAGATGCCGCCATTGCCGCCATTACCACCACCGAATCCTGCTACGTCTCCTCCACCTCCACCACCGCCTTGACCGCCAACTACGGTATTAGCAGGTGCTCCAGTCGCACTAGTGCCATCAGTCCCAGAAGGCCCGCCTAGTCCTTGGCCTACGAAGTTGAGTTGCTGGCAAATCCCACCATCACCACCTGCAAAGTCGAGCGTTCCTGGCGCATTAACTCCCCCGCCTGCTCCTCCGCCTGCAGCACCAATTCCTCTTGACGTCGTTCCGGGGAGACCATTAGCGGCTGATACGCCAGCCCCACCATCAGTGCCATTCACGCTACCCGTTCCGCCTAATCCCGCTGCGGTAGGCCCTGATAGTCCGCCTAATCCCTGAGTGCCCGGGAAGGAAATTAGCTTAGGAATGGTCCCGAATATGCTCTTCCCCCCTATAGACCCATCAATGCCCGGGCCATTAGTACTACGAGAAGATCCCCCTATACCGCCTGCTCCTACTGTAGCCGTTTCTGTAGCGGCCAAATCGGAGATGCTGAATATGTTGGAGGTAAATGCACCGCCTCCGCCCCCTGCTCCACCAGCACAACCGGCAACTAGACTAGGGCCACCCCCTGCTCCGCCTCCTCCTGAAAGTACTGCCGCGTAAGCCGCTACATAGCCAGTTCCCGGCTTAACCCATACGCCAGAGGTTAAGAAGAGTTGACGATTGACGGGATTGAATCCTGAGACCAGTCCGCCTGTCTTCTTTCTAATCTCACGGATATCTCGCTCTATCCCAAGAATGCGGTCGATAATATCCTGGGGTAAATTCAGTTGAGCCACTAGAAGGTCACCTCATCAGAGCCGGGCGCCATGGTCAGAATGACCTGCTCCCCGATAACGGGATCAGGCTTAACATCAATCTGCACAATCCTCATGGTGGTATTAATACCATTGGCTAAAAAGTCATCCTGGATGATTACCTGTGCATCGTCGCCCGGTGCGTACGTTCCTAGTATCGGCGCTATGTCGGCGCGCACGATAAGCTGGGGGAGAACTACAGGGGATCGTGCTGCTGTCTGATCCGCGTTAGCATGGTTCTGTAGGTCGACTGCATCGGCAACGGTATTGTAGCTAGTCTCCCCCTCAAGCAAAGGCCAGCCCAGGGCGTATCGAGTGGCGTCATCCGCGACTGCAACCGGCAATGATACGCCTGTACCATTACCTACTGCATAGATCCGAGTAGCCATCTTTGAGCCGTCACTAGGCCATACATAGGATTGAATGTTTCCCCCATACTCCCAGATGTTTGGTGAGCCTAATGCCCCGAGTAGTGGTGTTCCTACTAGCATCCGACGAACAATCGACCCCCCTGCTCCTAGAGCGATGTCAAAGCGAATGTCTGGGCCACCTGACACATTGATGAGATTGGTAAGGAGAGAGGATACGTCACCAAGATCATAGCCATTGTAAACTCGGTCTCTCACCACTCCCGAAGAACCGGTGTCATACACCAGACCTATACTACCGCCTAAGGTATTGTCTGCATTCTTTACTAGGCCGCGAGCAATGGTATTCTGATCCTGCGCGATGAAATTGAGGCCCGACTGAGTGGCAATATAAAGGGGGTCGGTTACCGGCAGCATTACATTCAGTAAGGCCTTTCTACTGCCGTAGTAAGACCACCAATCACCGCAATTCAGATCTAGATGCTTAGTAGCGGAATCATACTTTCTCGTCCAGATGAGACCGCCCCATAGAGGAACGCCATCACGGAGCACATAGATACACCTACGAACTGGAGTGGTCAGGTCATACAAGTCCAATCCCGATGTTCTCAAGTCAGGACCCACTACAATGGTCCCTTGGAATTTACCTGATCCATTGAGGAGGAGAGTAAAGCTGACTGCCTCGAATGGCAGTTCGGCGAGGAAGGTCTGAGTCCTGAGGTCTATGATCTGATAGGTATATTCAGCCACTAGTTGCCCTCCCAGTTGAAGGAGATGTTAATCTCCTCGGCATTAAGAGGATCAGAGTTAAGGTTGCCTCCCGAAGTCTGGAAGGCGGCTAATGAGATCTTATCGTTAACGGCAAAGCGTCGAGTGGTACTGCAGGATTGGATGTATGGAAGACCGGCTACTGCATTGTTTGCATACTGCTGGCCCCATCTGTTATTCACCAGGTTAGCGGAGTCGGCAATAGCTATCTGCCTTTCACCCGCTGCACCACCAAGACCGACGAATCGGTGAGTAGCGGCTATTGTCCACGTGCCTCCCAGGTTGAAGTTGAAGTCCGTATTACCTGTACCACTTGGCGTAATCTGGGGGCAAGTGTTAAGAGCCGTTTGAAATTGGACTTTGGTGAGCAGGCTATTCGTATAGGTTTGGAGAGTGCTCTGTCGATAACGAGCAAACCCTCCGCCCGCTTCGGCGAATACAAAGAATCCCCATGCACCTGAACGCCTACGATAGAGGCCCTGGTCATTAAGGATGTAGGCAATCTGCCCCTCGTATGGGCTGGTAATGAACGTTGCCAAATCGGCGAAAGCATTGAGAACGGGCATCTCGATGATACGCCATCCCGAGCCTGTCCAAAACTCATGCCATAAGCCATCTGCCCGGAATATCGTCATCCCCACCCAGGGATTAGCGAGGGCATTCCTCTCCGTGGCATTAGCGACGTTAAGAATCCCACCACTGGCCACGCTGAAGGCTGTAGGCCTAAGGTCGTCAATAACGCCGGCTGCCACGGTCGTCATATTAGCTGCGACACGCACTCGCGCTAGCAGTACGAAGTCAGCGCTGCCAGTGACTGTAGGGTCTACTGGGGAGCCCGCAGGAGTGCCTACGACTTGGCGCACTGACATCAGCGAGTTAGCGTCACCATAGAAGGCGTCGGACTGCTGAGCAATGATGAGGTCACGCCGAGGATTAGTCGGATCGGCAGGAGTAGCAAGAACGTTAATGGACTTAGAGGTATCCAGGCACATGATGTATGGGCCCTTGCCGCGAACTGATTGTTGAATCCTCATAAAGGGCGCGATGTTAACGGAGTTATTCGGGGTACTGTTAGCAGTTACCTGACCGGGCGATATGGTACTGGGAGCGGGAAGCCAGCCACTGCGAGCATCAGTAGCATTAGCACCCCCATTAATGAATGCCCCGCCGACTGCGACTCGGGCATCCTCTACGCTTATTTGGCCACCTGCAACACTGGTCGCCCATGACGGTCTCTCAGCCATTATTCCTCCTACAGATCGGTGTTATACAGAAAAGCCGAAAGGGCAGCCCCCGCATCATAAACCTGAGAAGTGAATACAACCGTCGTTGACCCTCCTCCTGGTACAGAGAACCATTGTCTAGTGAGAAGCTCGTTATTCCGGCTAACAGTAGTCCCGAGCACGGTAACAGTTCTACGATTGGTATCTACCTGCCACGTCTGTCCCGCAGGAATAAGAGTAGTGGTCTTGAATCCCAGAACTCTCCCGGTGAGCTGATCAGTGAGTGCGGGTGCAGTCAAAGGCCCAGTCAGATTGAATACGGGCCAAGCTTGAGAATTACCGGTATTGGAGAGAAGTACTTTACCTCCGCTGACACCGGCTCCAAAGTCAAGCGGGAACACTAGAGGAAACACTACGCCACCACTAGCTATCGCAAGAGCCGTAAAGAAGTTATTGCCGGGCAGCTCATACATTCTCGGGTCAGAAGCCACCCACTGAATGGTCGCGAGAGCAACACCCTGAGGATATGAGCCCGAGTCAGATGGGATGTCGCGGCGAGCACATCGGGCCATTACCATTAGCTTTCGCCCATCGCCCCATCGAGCGACGAATGGTTGCTCAGCCGCATTCTCATCAAAGGCTGTTACTCGGCGCAATGCCTTTACACCCGCGGTAAAATTGGAGGGTAGGCCTCGGATTAAGAGCTGTGCGGTAATGGTCTTACTGTCGGCAAAGAATTGACCGGGGTAAGCTCCGTGACGATTCGATCTCGATTCCACACCCAGTCGCTCAGCTGGTAAATCGAGCCAGCCAGTAAGTGACCGGATACCATACAGAGGAGTAGCACCAAAGAGTAGACCGGCCCATTCAATTTGGTACTCCCCTGTTATTAGGTCACCCGCTGACATTAGAAGCCACGACCTTTCGCTAACCAGTCCAACTCTTGGGCTAGCTTCTTCTCATCAGTTGCATTAGCCGCATGGAAATTCTGAATTGTAAGGCCGGGCCCTCTACCGCTATTACCCGATGCACCAGGCAATGCAAGTTGCTTAGGAGTAGCCAGTGCGACGTTGCCCACTAGACTGACTGATGAGTAGCGCACGCGATTTAGCTCGGCTAGCATCCCATCAGAGAGCATGGAGCCTATCTTACGCCCGGCTAGTTCTGGTGAACCCGATCCCGATAGAGGCCCTACCTTTGCGGGCGAGAATGGTAAGAAATTACGGACTGTGGTGACGACACTCCCTATTGCCGATCCCACATTCCCAATCATATTCTTGATGCCATTAATGAATCCGCCGATAAGACGCTGCCCTGCATCGAGTAGCCAGTTACCAGCTCCTGCAAAGAATCCCATGATAGTGCCCGGAATCCCGCCGATGAAGTCGGTGATTTGTCTGAAGTGTCCAATGATAAGACCAGGCAAAGTCCAGTTCATAAAGAGGTTAGCAATGAATCCGGCGACGCCACTAATCTTACCCCAAATCCAATCCCACGTCTCACCAGCTACTCGCTTAACCGTTCCCCAATGGGTAATGATGAGATAGCCTACTGCAATCACTGCACCGATAGCGAGAACGATTCCGCCTGTCGCCGCTATCATGGCAATGTTGGCAGCTACCCATGCAGCGGCAGTAGCGATACCTGAAGCGATTGCTGAGGCAGTAACCGCGCCGAATTGAAAGAGCTTGGTAGCCAGCCAGATAGCGCCTTTATCCTGATCCCCTACAAACGCCAGTGCAGATTGTACGGCCCACTTTAGGGTCGCCGCAGTAAGCATCACCAGCGCGGCTACTACTAGCGTCCCTAGAGTATAGGCCACTATTCCGGCAATGATCTTATGCTCGGTGAGGAACTTGCTCGCATCAGCGAATACCGTAGCTATCTTACTGGCTATGGGCAATAGGTAAGTACCGATGCTAATGGCCATTGCACCAGCACCAGCTTTGGCCTCTGAGAGCTTCTGATTGAATGTCCCTTGAATCTCGTCCCAGCCATGCACATTGCCCGCAGCATCAGCGGTAGCACCGGAGACGGCAGCAATGGCCTTTTTGGTAGTATCGAGGTTATCGCCCGTCAGCATCAGCGCGACATTGAGGCCAGTAGCACCGCCAGTTGCTTTACCTAGAGCAGCCGTGTAGGACTGATAGATCTCGGCGTTACTCTTTGCTTCTTTACCTACCCCGTGACTCTGGTTGACGAGAGCCGCAAAGGAACGAGCTTGACTAGCGGCAATTGGATCCATGGTCTTCAGCTCAGCACGGAATTGAGCGGAAGTCAGTGTTCCTGCTAAGTATTCATCGCCTATCTTCTTTACTGCTGGCGGAAGGCCATTAAGAGCATTCTTTAGGTTTACGACTACCTTCGTACTGTCCGGGCCCATGCTCTTCATGATGGTGCTGGAAATAAGCTCCATCGTACCGCTAAGCCCGCGCTTGCCAAGATTGGCCGACAGCTCAGTAGCGTTTAGGCCCAGTGCGGCTAGTTCTTTCGAGGCCACCGCGTTAGGAGCCGACATATTGCGAACGGCGTTAGCTAGGTTCTGACTGGCCTGCTGAGCACTGATACCGTGAACGGTCATGCTCGCCATGTCACCGAGGATGTCGTTCAGAGAGATGTGGTTAGCAGAGGCGATAGGCAGGATGGCGTTTAGAGAGCCCGCTAGGTCCTCGAACGTCATCTTACCCTGGGAAGTAGCCGCGACTAGCTTGGACGTCACGTCGGCTGAATCAGACGCCTTTAGGTGGTAGTCCTGTAGCGCGCTGGTGAGTGCATCAGAAACGACCGCGAGATCCGCGTTCTCAGCCTTAGCACCTTGTGCCGCTGCCTTGAGTACGACGAGTCCCTCAGCCCCATGCTGCCCACCTGACTCGACCTTATACATGGCCGTCGAAAGCTCTTCAGCGCTGTAACCCACTTGGCCAGCGAGAGCTAACATTCCCTGTCGAACAGTATTGAGATTCTTGTCCGACTCGCCAGCACTGGATACGAGTCGCTGGGTACTCGACTCATAATCACCCGCTGCCTTGACAAAGGACACTACTGCTACCGCAGCACCTATTCCAACACCGGCACTAATCTTGCCGAATGTGGTCATACTCCCGCCGAGAGTACCCATGCGAGACTCTGCGGTCTTAGCACCTGATTCAAAATTGGTGCTGTCCATCTTGAGGAAGCCAACCAGCTCGCCTATGCTGGTACTCATGCTCGGGCCATTGCGGTGATCTGCTCGATCTCTTCCATTGACGTCACCTCTCGCGGGGTACTGCGGCACAGCTCATAGAAGGTGCAGTCAGCCGGCATATGCCTTAAGAGGACGTAGAACCGTCTCGCACTAATGGTCCTAAGGCTGTTTGCGTTAATGCCGTAGTATTGTTGGAATCCGGCTTCGATTGCCCCCCAGTAGGCCCGGAGGACATCAATACTTTTCCCGCCACTGAGGACATATGCTTTGACACCTCCTGCAAAGGCATATCAATTCCTTGCAGTTTGAACATCCCCCACATTACGAGAATCGGGGCCTGAGTAAAGAGCATGCCTGAAGCGACCCAGTGATCGTAGGCTTCTTGCCCATAGAGTCGGACGAGGATTACTTCGATCTGATTGGCATCAGTGATGTCTGCGCCATTAATGGCCTGCATCTCTGCGAGCGAGAGGCCGGTATTCAGCTCGGCGATTCTACCGCATACCCTGATAGTTATCGGAGCGGCCTTCTTTGTATGGCCAGCCCAGAACATATCGAAGTCAACGGTACTGGGGTCGTCACTAGATGAGGCCACTCTGACCTCCCAGCGCCACGAAAGTGAAGATCAAGGCGACTAATGCAAGAATAACTCCTGCACCAGCCATGATGCGTCGGTCGACTGGTGGGCCTAGTATGACTCCCATTCCGATGAGAATAGCGGCAATCGCAAGAATGGCGACGGTTATCACGGAGCACTCAGCGTGGTAGCGACTCCTGACTTGTGGGCGGTGAAGCCCCAGGCGGACTTATCGTTGTTAGCGCCTGTCACGTCCATCAGAGTTACCCATGCCGTCCACACAGTCCACAAGGTCTGTACGATATGACGGAATCGAACCTGCCCGAGACTGGCCTCACCGACGAGTAGACCCACTGCATCTATCTGAGCTTGACCTGGATTGCGAACGTTACCACTCGTGAGAATGTAGCGCCCTTCACAGTCAAGGTCAGCGCTACGTTGCATTGCCTGAGATTCCTCAGTTCCCGCACTGGTGAATACAGTTGTATCGACCTTTGCCTCATTGGCAGACCTCTTCAGAGTGAATTTATTGACCCCCGCAATGTCGAGCCACGTCACGCCGTCATTGGCGAGTACTTGGAACACCCAATCCCTAGCATTGATCTGGTTCGTAGCCACTAGGTTCTCCTATTCGGGTTATGCACTGTGAAATCGAAATTAACCACGTGCTCGTGACGACGGCTAGTTTGGTCTAGGCCCATATACATAGGGCCACTACCTATGCCCACAATCAGCTGGATGTGAGTGGTTCCCATATCACCCGGTCCCCAGCCATGTAGCAAGTCGTACAGGGCCTGAGCTGTATTCCGACTGACGCTGGGATCAGGCGTGCCTCTCACCCTCAACTGAACGCGAGGCTCGTCCCAGGGAAGCTGAGAGTCGACCGTAGCGCCTGCATACTGAGTGACGCAGATTACCTGGTTAGGAGTACTCGGCACACTGTCAATCGAAATGCCCACTTCATTAGGCCCAAAGACCTGGTCACTATCTCGATACGATCCAAAGCCTCTATTCTCCAGATATTGAGCGAGAGACTCTGGGAGGCCCGTCATTTCAAATGCACCTTTCCGCCCAAGAGCAGGAACATCACATGGGCCTCTTCGAGCATCGGCCTCTCCAGATACTTGGCAATCTTGCCGTGTGGATGAAACCTCGCGAGATTCTCGTGCACGGCAACCGCATAGGGCGTGTCGTACGAGACGGCATATTCGCCCTCCTCTACTCTATTCACCGCGCATGAATTGTGAAGGGCCCCAGATAGATAAGGGACCACCTCCTGGCTCTTTGTCTTGAGATGCTCAGCCGCGAGCTTAGCCCCCTCATCAGCCATTGCCTTTACAGTGGCGAGCACTTCTGCTCCATGCCAGGCATTGACCATCTCAAAGGCACTCATCGAAGGATCACCTCAATGTGGTCAGGCGTAGGCATTCCCGCTCCGTTAAGAACCTTAACATCAAGGACAATGGTCTCTCGGTTGTTGACTGTCACTCGCGACTCCACGGGAATGACTGCGCCCGGGGGCATGTAGACGCGGCTACTGCTAACTACCTCCTTTCCCTCCTTCGACAACACCATCGTGTAGCCGTCCTCTACGTAGCACTTATACGTCACTGCCGGTCCATAGCTTGGCCCGTGTGCATAATTGCCGAGTAGAGGCTCTACACTGACTGTGTTGCGGAAGGCGTAGGCGGGAATCATCATCCGAATGTCCTAGCACTTACTGGCAGAAGACCGACGGTGCGCAGCTCATACATTGCCTGGGGAGCAAGCATGTTTCCCGACTTAGCTCCCTTCAGCAGGACCGTACCTATCTTCATCTCGTCATAAGCCGGCTCACCAAACTCCGATCCATAGCCGCTATACCAGAACGCCGCCTGAGCAATCACCGCCGCTTTGAGTGCTGCAAGAGCACCCGTGTCAGTAGGGAGATTGTTGGTGTCCGTCTCGTACAACGCCCCGATAAGAACAGAGTCGATAAACCGACTAGCCTTCCTGAGCTTTGCATCCACCGCTGCGGCAGTATCAGGCAGTGAACCCTCTGACGCCAGGTAATCAACATTAGTGGCGTAGCCTGGCTCAGGAAGGAATGAAGGGGGAGAGCTAGGTATGGTCATTGTCGCTCCTATCCGTGACGAAGGTCGTACTCGTCACCAGGCTTCTCTTTGCTGACCGTCACCTGATCGCCGCTCTGCACTGCCCGAGAACTGTCGGGCTCTTCATGCACACCTTCTTCATCTGTCTCGTCAGTGTCGTCCTCAGCCCCCGTAGTACGGGCAGCATCGGGTTCTGCATCAGCGACACCGAGACTTTCGTGAGTAGCGCCCTCGATCGGGCTGGTCTCATCCACATTGCGAGGGTCACGAATGTCGAGAGGATCTCCGAAAGGCTCCCCGGGCACTCGTACCCAGTCAGAGCTGGTCGAGAGGCGCTCGTCTTCATGGCTTCCAGGCTCGGTCACGATATACTCCTCAAATGATTTCCGACTGTATCGAATGGACATGGACTACGTTCCTGGGATCTTGCTAATCTGAATGGCCGCCACGGTAAGGGTCGTAACTGAGGAGTAAGTAACGTTCACCTGACCTAGATTGTCATTGTAGTCGGCTGGGAATACGTCAGTCGTAACGTCTCCTGTAGTAGCCGGGATGCTGACGGTCTTGCTCGCCAAGGTCTGGCCGTCGACCGTAGTCACCAGGGGGATAGTTGCAGTGATAACTCCACCGCTTCCATTCTTCCAGCGAAACATTGTACGGCCGTCATTGACGAAACTGTCACCCGCGACGTTAGCCGCTTGGAAGTTGGGCGTGAGCCCTGTACGCAGAAGCCTCTGTGGGGTTAGAGTTGCCATCAGGCCTTAGCCTCCGCTTCCAGTTCATTCGCCCACTCGATCATTTCCTTGCGAGACATACTCGCCACATCACTCTCACTGAGAGGCTGGCCTAGTCCGCGACTGAGATAGCTCGCCCACCTGCTCTTGGGATCGGTGTCACGAGGCCGAATAGCCGGGTTGAGGTCGACTGCATTCTTTGGCTCTGCAACCTTCCTTAGAGCACCTGAACGCAACTGAACCCGAGCATACTCAGGCAGGTGGTCATGGTGCTCGAAATCGTGATACCAGACTCCGCCACCTTCGCCCTGTAGATACATTCCCATAGTGTCCTCCTTCCTTAACTGTGAGCACTCTGGATGGCGATGATGTTCCCAACAAAGCCTGCCGAGAAGTCAATGTTCAGATCACCGTTGTTCTGCTGGAATCGAGCAGAATCCAACCGATCGACGTAGATCCCAGTTGCACCGACAGGAACCGAGAGCACCAGATCACCCTGAGGCTGAAGAGACCCGACGGGATAAGCTCCCGCTCGGAATGTGATCGTCGGCGTAGAGCCCGCGCTGTTGGTCACGATGAAGTGCAGCTTGCGGAACCGTGCCTTGTTAATCACCATTCCATTGGCTACGTCAGTCGCAACGCCAGCCGGGTTGGTGATAGAGCTGTTCAGCACCCCAGCAGCGGGTGTAATTACTGTCCTTGCCATTAGCTATTATCCTTTCCGCTTAGTGTTACGCCGGGCTGACGTTGATCGTGGCGAGTGCCTGAGGAACGACCAGCTTGGAACCGTAGAGGTGCAGTCCCTTGATCGCATCCGAGAAGCTGGCTTCTGGGCGATAGGCCACAGTCTTGTCGATCTGCTGAGCGAATGACCATGCCCTCTGATGACCCGCGATCACTACCTTTACGCCACCACCAAGGTCTGGGGCATTGTTGCTCTCCATGATGGTAAATCCCGATGCCCGACCGACCACACCATTACGCAGTGTCTCCGTAGAGTCGCTGTTCAGGTAACTGGTGAATCGAACGTCCTGCTGAAGTGCCCCATAGAATGCTGGCGGCACAATCACCCAACGGCCTTCCTTGGGAACGTTAGCCTGGTCGAGACGAACATCCAGATTGACCAGCGCCAGGTAAGCATCGGTCGGCGCAGAGACGATGGTCGTCATTGGAGTCAGAATGTTGGCCGGCGCAACACCGGTATACATCCCCGCAATCCACTGGTCAGCCAAATCACGAAGGGCATAAGCCGCCTCGTCCATGGCCTGATTCATGATGCCCGGCTTGGCCTGTCGAGCATCCACATCGTCGATCTTGAAGGCGAAATACTTGGACCGGTTGATGACCAGTGTCTGGTCGGCGTCAGTCAGCTCCTCCGGCGCGATGACCGTAGAGTTGGCCACATAGTCATTGACTGTAGGCCGCCCGACAGACACAATATGGACGGTATCACCGACGTTAGCGATCTCGCCCTCGTAGTCGTGATTGATGACCATTGGCCCGCCAAAGACCAGGTCTTTCTTGAGAGATTCCAGAAGTCTGGCGGACCAGATCTCAGGAATGAAGTTCGTGATTGCCACTATCCAACACCCTTCAGGAGATTGTCCAGGAGTCCGTCTTCCTGAGCTTTCACGATCTCAGCGGAAGACATTGCACCGAGATCTGCCCGTGTCAGTTGCTTCTTTGCCCCTGTACGCCCTCCATTAGTGTCGGCTCCCGCACTCTTACGCGGCGGTGCACCTGGCTTACCCTTTGGCGGCGGGTCAGTCTTGCCGCTCCCGTCATCATCAGCGGGTGGTGCCATTTCAGCTAGTGCAGCCTTTACCTTCTCAGCGAAAGCGTCACCACCAGGATCTAGTCCCTTGACGGCCTTCATGAATCTCCTACTGTCGAGTAGACTACCCCCAGCGTCACCACCTGCAAGACGCATGACTGCTAGCTCCAGCCGTGTCTCAGCGAGTGCAGCGTCCTTCTCCTCCAGCTTGGCAGTCAGATCTTTAGGATCCGCAGCACTACTTGGATTAAGCACTGCACCGAGCCGATCGAGAATAGCCTTGAAGTCGTCCCGCTCCTTGCCCGTATTCTTGAGACTCTCCTCGAGGGCAGCCAGACGAGCAGTGTCAGTAGCACTCGGTGCCGGCGCTGAGGGCGGGTCTGCAGGAGGAGCAGGGGCAGGTGGGGTAGTAGGTGCAGGAGCTGGCGGAGTAGCGCCAGGACCTGTCTGAGGGTCGGTGGGCGGGTTAGCTGGTGCCGTCATTGGCTGGAACCTTTCTGGATTTGCACATGCTATCACATGAGGGTAGTCGATCTTACGGAAGAATCTCTTGCTCAGCTCGGTGAAATGCCTCCTCTGCCTCCTTGCTATATCTCTCGGCTAATCCTTTGTAGGAATGCCGACTCTTACGGCCCCCTTTCTTAACTGTTAGCCCAAGTAAATGGGCTCCCAGCTCTTGCGGCCTCATACGTTTGGCATTGTTGGAAACTCGATGACGAACCATTGCCTTCACAGCCCCGCACCAGTGGGGACGCTAAGATCTGGGGGCACCGGATCAGCCGCCCCAGCAGGAGCAGTGGGATCTTCCTTTGTCGGGTCAATCACCACAGGCGGCGCTGGCTTCTCGTCCATGATAAGGGCGACTTCCTTATCCACCCTCTCGTCATCCCAGTCAGGATGATTGAGTCTCACCAGAGTATCGGTGCTCGCCGCCTCTGCTGTGCGTAGGAATGTCGAGACATTGGCAAGAGTGAGCTGGTCCTCCTGCACTGCCGGCGGAAATTCAACTAGGATCTCAGTATCAGAAGTAGCAACGAATGGCGGTACATTGCCCATCACCGAGTCTACGCCCAGCATCAGCTCTACAAGGCACTTGACCTTACGCTTCCACACTTCCACCTTAGCGGCCCTAGTATCAAACGTACGGCGCTCTCGGGCATCAGACTCTGTAGCAGTCATCGCGACGTCGCCGGTCATACCAAACGTCTGCAGGCTGTATCCTGAGCCCGCTAGGATGCGCTCCATCAGTGTGTCGCACGTAGCTTTGTGCTCGATGTGACGGATAGCGAATTGGCTGGGTGTTATCTGCATAACCTCCTTTGCACCCATGACGTCGAGGCCGACGAATACGTCTTTGTCCAGATCGAACATTGCACCTTTACCGCGGCCCTCAGTCTCAAGATACTGCTGAGGCACCATCAGTCGTGCTTTGCCTAAACGAACGTCTCTCATCCAGCTAGTGTAAGCCTCGTCAAGTGCATCCATAAGGCTGATGACCGAGCCATAATCACTTCGTCCCAAATTAGCGGCAGCACCTTTATCCCGCCAAATCCGAGTGCGGAGATTAGGAACATAAACCACATCTAGTCCAGGTACTGGGCCGGGTATTTCACCTTCTGGGAGAAACTCCGTCTCTGGCCTCTTATCGAGAGGCTCTTGATTGCCGATATCCTTATGATCCCCGTAATACAGAGCGTGCTGAATCGTCCCCGGCTCGTGTAATTCCAAGTGTCGTATTACCTCGCCACCGACATCTGAAAGGATATTCCAGATAATCACCCCAGTCATATGGCCAAAGTAAAAATCAGGAACTGCTCGATCAGGATGCACGACGGAGAGCAGGGGATACTCCGACAAGTCCATGTCATAACCCACTCGGAAGTAGACGCCGCTCAGAGCACTGGCGACTTCTGCGCCCTCGAGGAGCTGAGTGAATAGCCCCTCATCAATGTACTGGTCAATCCTTTCCTGATGAGGTTTACTACCGGTCGTGATTAGTGGCGGGTCCTTGAACAATGCATAAGAGCCTTGAGCTGCGATCTCCTCGGCCATTGGAATGTGGAGCTTGGAGGACGTAGTGCTGCCTCTACTGGGCGGAGTGCCCCAGAAGAAGCGAGCGAGCCGACCCACAACCCCGCCAAAGAATTGATACTTCGTTGCGACCCCACCGCCGGCGATTCCTCCATAAAGCTGCGCCAGGTCGTCGGTAAGTCCTCCATACCAAGCGCTCCACTCCGAATATTTATCCTGGACATGGTCGTAAGGTGGGGGTGGCCATTTAGTTCCATTCATAGGTAGAGGCATTATTCACCTCCTGTTACTCTCTTGTGGTATTCATCACTATTTGGGATACGGGTAGCATTGCTGTGCTGCCATTCCGTAGTGATTCTGATACTTTCCCGAATCGCCTCCAAGTGATGAGGGGGGGATCCCTCTTCTGCACAAAGTGAATAGTAGTAGTTCAGGATATTGAGTAACAAACGATCCTGTGCACGGAAAATAAATATGGGCTCATCTTCCCCTATAGAGCCATACTGTAAGGAAGCCTTTCCATATTTTAGATCTTTTGCCATCATTCACCATCTTCCATATCGTAGCGATAGGTAACGGGGAGGCTAACTACAATTCCGCCGATGTTTTCCGCTCGACTGATCGCATCCTTCTTGGCCGTAGTAGTCGAGTAGCCCTGAGCGACTTCCTCAGGATTGTCCACGTAGGTATCGAGAATACCCCCAGCCAATCCTGCTCTCGGCAGAACCAAATGGCAAAGGCCTTTGTTGTGTTTCATTTCCTCTCCTTTGGCCAGACTACATAGATAACGCTCAGGGCTAACAATATCACAACCACCCAGAAAACATTGAATGCAATCATGCGGCTGCCGGCATTGTAATCATATGGCGCCAGAGATTCTCTGTGGTGGCTACTGCATAGCGCAATCCATCAACGTCGTGATCATCCTCCTTGACCGGCTTATCAAGTCCTTTCAGACTGGCCTTTGGGTCCCAGCGATAACCAGGAATCTCTTCGAGCAGGCTCTCACAGTGTGGATCAATTACCAGTCGTTGAGCCGAGAATAGGCTCGACACCATACGAATACCATCACCCACGTCGTTATCAGCGTCGACCACATTCCGATGCTTGTCTCGATATAGCTGCCGTTTGAAGGAAGCTGCACTCGGGTCAACACATAGCCACTTGGGGTTGATCTGCTCCTCTCCCATCCACTTCTTGAGTGCGGCCGACAACTCCGAGTCTGTTAGTGGATCCTCAATGCGTAGCTGCCGAAATGCATGAATCCGCTCTGACCCTATCTCGATTGCCACTGCTGAGAATGGGTTAGTGGTTCCGTAGTCAATGCCGATGACAATGATCCCACCTCCCGCTTCCCAAGGTACCACTAGATGGTCATCCCACATAGGATAGATTGCGCCTTCTGCAATCACCCATAAGCCATCGATATAACGCAGTCTCCAAAGACCCGTGTATTCCTTTGCTAGCGCCTCCACATAGTGCCGAGGTAGATGAGGGTTATCGCTAAGGCGGAAGCTAAATCGAACCAAATCAAGAGGGGAGGCGGAGACACGTTGCGGCCCTTTGGCAGTAAGATGACGCTTAGCCTTCTTAAGGTATTGCTTCAGAAGCCAATGATTGGACGAGTCTGGGTTAGAAGTTGCGAACAAACGCGAGTCGTCCATCGAAAGCCGAGACATCAGCATCTTGAAGAAGGACTCAGGAATCAGGGATCCTTCGTCAACATAAGCACCACGAAGAGTAAGGCCATGGATACGATCAGCAGATCTCTCGTCATTGGCACCTGCCACATAAACGGTCCGACCCATCAATCGCAATTCACCAAGGCCCGCCACAAAGCGGCAACGCTTGACGCCCAGCATCCTGGTCATGGGGTCAATCACGTTGCGCTTGAGGGTACGCTCCGTCTTGCCCACCATGAGTAGTGGGCTGTCATCTGCATCCTCATCCTGCGAGATGCTCAGCACAAAGCGAATCCATGCCAGGTTAGCACAGGTTGTCTTTGAGCTTCTTACGGAGCCTTCCCAGATATTTAGCCGCTCTGTTGCCAGGGCTATCGTTTGCGCCTGATACCGGTTCAGGGGCTTCAGCGCCACGAGCTTCTCCTATAGCCTGACAATACTGGCAGCAATAGCCACTGCCACGTTGAGTCATCATTATCACGGGTGAGGTACAAGTCTTGCATCTCTCCACCTCAGCCTCTTCGTCAGGAGTCTCCATCAGTTACCCAGTGCTGCCCAGATAGCGAACGGCGCGAGTGCATTACTCGCCAGGTTAAGACTCGCTGGCATCGCCGTGAGGCCCGTCCCAGCAGTGGCAAAACGATACTGAGAAGGCGACAGGCCGACGTTGTATAGCGCCCCGCCTAGGTTGCTGCCTCTCGCGAGAGAGGGCAGAGTGCCAGCATTGAATAGCAGCGCCATGACAAGGAAGTCGCCGAGTGCAGGCTGAGGCAATGGAACGGTCAATGTTTCCGATCTTAGTCCAGTTGCAGTAACGGCAGCGTCGATTCCGACGTTTGCCATGCGTGCCCCTGAGCTGTCGAATAGGGCCGCAAAGTTCTGCCCGACAGTAGGCGTGACTCCAGCAGTGGCGATCCAGTACTGCAGGTTTCGGATCACCTTATCCGTTCCAGCCGTCATTCCCATGAGGTACAGTGTGCCGCCCACCAGAAGATTGCTCAGCTCGGCAGTAGCACCATCGAAAGTCCATGCTGACAGGCCATGTCCGATAGGAGCAGCTCCGCCTGTAGAATTGGTGAGGGCTACCCAACTACCTGGCGTTCCTCCTGCCGTGCATTTCCAGGTGACGTCGATAGAATCCTTAACTAGTTGACCGGTTATCCACGTCCCGCCTTGTGGGGGCCCTGTCCCTTGTTTGCGAATGATGTCTGCCATCGCCCGGTTCCTCTCGTGAGATGTTCCAACCATTAGCAACCAGCATGCCCATTACTCGGCGAGTAAAGGACCTCATCTGAACTATTCCCCAGACCAGTAAAGTTACCTGGGTTACGTTGGTTACGGTGAGTAGGCCAATGAATAGCAAAGCTGGGAGATGCACCTGGATTTACTCCTCATAGGCGTCATCTTCTATATCGTCGCTGGTAGACTCTGCGACTTGCCCTATTAGTCCAGCCAACCAGCGTTCGACATCCGAGTGGTTGTCCTCCCCGATAGTACCTTGACCAAGGCGAAGTAGTCTATTCTCGCCCTCGATCAACTTAAGAATCCGATCGTGCGCTTGATAATCCCCGGCCAATGCTTCTCGCCAGATGGAAAGGATAAGCGCTTCGAATCGGTGGTATTGCAGGGCCAGCAATTCTTGCGCTGGCTCTTGAATCATCTCCTGCAACGCTTTCCGCAGATCAACCCTTACCTGCTTCTCAGTGTTGTACTCAGGAAGACGTCGTGCAATCTGAGCAGGTGTATAGCCGGCTCGCCTCATCTTCAATGCCTTAGCGGTACGCTCCCTAATCAGGATATGCCGCTGAGTATCCCCGAAGTTGCTCTTCCGACGAGGTGGCATGTCAGTACACTATCACGCTAGGTCTTGACGCTGACGATCATATCGGCCTATCTGCCATCTCCTGTAACATTGTGGATGAATAGCCACATCTGAGTTGAGAAGGAAAGGCGTCAGCTCACCGCATTCAATGCATGGAAACTCACGAGTCCTATCCCAGAAGAGGACGAGATGAACTCCCGCCTTCCAAGCCTGAAAGTGTAGTCGTATCCTAGACTTTCTCATCTGTCCTCTCTCCTTGTCCAACATTCGCTATGAGCCAGCACTATCTCCTGAGCCTTCTTATCCCACCATTCCCAGATGAAAGGTTTACCTCCCTCACATAATTCACACTTGACCCCTCTAATAGGATGCTCATCGAGCTTGGGGCGGCGCGGTAAGTTGGGCTCGATGAACGTAGGGTTGTGGTCCACGACTGGCCTCGATCCGAATTACTTCGACGGCCTCCCCCGTTAATGCCTGGACATACCTCTCCATATCCTTACGCTGCTTCTTCTCCGTTCCCCACAAGGTCCAGCCCAAGACCGAGAGGATAAGGAGAACAAAGCAACCGATGATAAATCCTCCAAGTAGAACCCATAGCCCTGACGTATCGACAGGCTGTGAAGGCGGAATATTGACCGTGACATTAGTAGGCGGCAATGGCTGAGCTGGCTGTCCGTAGTCACATCCCGCTACCACAAGGGTGCATAATAGCAGAACAGAGAGCCCGACACTATTACGCATGAATCGGCTCATAAGATACCTCCGGTGCGGGCGCTCTACGCCAGTAAGCCAACGCCCCCACTGTGGCGATTGTGGCAACGGCGTTTGCAAGGAAGTGGAACCAGATTCGATAGCCGCCATCACTGAAGAATGTCCATGGCAGAGTCGCCGCATAGCCAAACAAAGTGCTCAGCCCTATCGGCGATCCATGAATGAATACGGTCAGCGTCAAAGCTACGTGCTCAAGGACGTGAAGGGATTGCAGGCGTACAGCAAAGGTAAGCCACGGATGAGAAAATTGGCTTGCCCATGTCATAAGCCCAATCAGGAATATCCAGTTGCCAATGAAATGCAACATCTCCATGCCTACTGCCATATTGCCTGGATGTCGCCCGATGATGGCGAGGCCCTTCTCACCTACGTAAGCGACGGGACTCATCCATGGCATTCCATTCTCGGGCGCTATCCCCCATGCTCCGAGCTGAATGGTGTGCTCGATCAAATGGCCTATCTGAAAGACCGTGCACGTTACGCCCAGAGCATGGCGACTGAATCTCTCGTCCTTTCCCATGCAGATAGCCAGATACCACACGGTGACGAGCATCGCAAAGGCCAGCATCATTATGCCAGCCATGGGAGCGATCAGATAATCCACTATCCAACTCATCGCCCTACTCCGACCATGTTACATTTCCCGCGGTCTGCCTCGATCAGCTCTCGATAGCCCTTCACCTTTTGAGAATAGTCGTCGACACTAGCCCACCAGCGCGTCTCCTCCATCTCATAGAGGACGAGCCCGCAGTGAGGACAGCAGGGCAACCCACTAGGGAGTTGACCTACCTTGTCCTTTGAATCCCACCAGGAGCATACTGCTCCGTAGGCAATCATCTTCTCCGGTCGATTCATCCCCGCAGCTCCAATCTCTGAGCCCCACCAATGTGGCGTGGTGTCGGAAGCATATCGGCCGTTGCTGGAAAGGTAATGGTCACTGTCCCAAGCCGACTACCCATGGGAAAGTCCATCACAAATGACGTGCAGAACGGATAGACATCCACTCCGTCAATCACCACCTGAGTTCCTTCTACCGTTCCATCAGTTACCACCTGCGGCATGTTCGCTTTCATTAGCTGCCTCTCTCGCTGCCCATTCACGCTGTCGTTTATCCTGCCAGATCTCTACTGCACGGCTCATGCTTACTGGTTCTGCGCCCAGCCTAATAGCCTCCGCTCTCTTGGATCGCGTGACATCGTAGTGATCATGGGCATAGTTTATCTTACCCATATACCTTCCACCGGCATATACGCTACGCTGGAAATAAGCGCGACGTAGGCCAATAGCCTCTGCCATTTCATGCAGCTCTCGTGGATTAAGGCGATCCGAGAACATATGGTACCAAACACCGCGCACCGTACGTCCAGTAATGGCATTGTGCACTGCCGCACCTATTGCAGCCTCATCCACATAAACGGTCATCCGCGCCCATCCCAGATAACAAAGGCATCGCGCTCCCAGCACCAGTGAATCCATAGGCCAGCAGGAGGCGGCTTATCGCCCGGTTGTCCGAGCTTCTGCATGACGTGAAAATGGCAGGTGTCATAGCGGCACATGGTTCTCAGCCACTCATGCCCGTCCGCTGCGATCACAAACTCCGTCTTCGGCGGCCTTTCCTTTATCTCCCTCACTTCTTTTTCCTCTCGTTGAATACTCGTTCCATATGCTTTGCCTTGGCCATTGCCTCGGAGACTATCGCCTTTCGTGCCTTCTCATCGCCGCGATTGTAGGGAGCAATCACAATGAGCAGGCTATGGGAGTAGGCCTTGATCTGTCCCTTCAGATTCTCTTCCTGGAATAGAAGATCGTCGAATTCTGAAGTACCCTCCTCGGCAGAGGCTTCCTTTGCCCGGAGATACTTAATCAGGGTGCGCTGTAGCTCGGCCTCTAACATCTGGCGCAGACTCTTGCCGGCGCACGCTCCCTCGTCCTGAGAGCTTCTCAGGCGATCCGAGTCACGTTTAGCAGCACGAACACGCATCACTCAGCGCTCGGCTCGCCTGCGTCGCCCTGAGCGTCCTTCTCGACTCGCCGCAGTGCAGCTCGATGGTCGTCACCATGTAGAGGACAAGTGAGGTCCCCCGTCGTGAGTTGATTGGTTTCTAGGTCACAGGTGCATTCTAGCTTAACCTTGATCCGCCCTAGAGTTTCGCGGAGTTTAGCGGCTGACTTCTTTACCTCTGCATCCCATTCTTCAACGGTCAAGCCAGAAGGCGTTTCTTGCAGAGGGACTATCCTCTCTAGGTACTCGCCGAATACCTTGGGATCGTAGTTCTTTGGACGGGCATCTGTGAGGGTGAGAGAATCGACGTTCTGGATGCGGGCGACACAAACGCCATTGACATTCAGCCAGACGACCAGCCCATCGTGGCGGATGGAGAACTCCACTAGGTTAGTGCGAGTCACCACGTCAATGAATCCGTAGGTTTGCGAGACCTCCGCAGGATCTCCATGCTCAGCCCTTGCCTTGGCTGCCGCTTCCATGTAATTTATCGGCTCATTCCAGTTCACATTTCCTCCTGAAGCTGGGGCGTTGTCATCACTCATGGCTAGTCTACTCTCCCTCTCCGCGTCATTTCATGAACCAGTGGCTGCAGGGAATCAACACCCACAGCCACCGGAGTACACCCCTATGGTTTGCCTGAGCCACAGCAACGTTCACATCGGACTCACCTCTTCCGCTCTAGGTAAACACTATCACGACCGAGCCGAATGGATTCAGAAGAGGCCGAGGAAACGTCGAGGCGTTTCTTCCTCATGGTGATGAGAACTGAAGTTGGGCTTATCCAAGTCCACATTCTCTGGGTCAGCTGAATCACCGTGACGACCTTTACCACAGCCACAACATACGGCACCATTGCGACGACGCATAACGCCGTCATCATCAGCAACCCGAGTCTCCGACCCACCGACCCGCCAGTTGGTCATTCTGTCCTTCGGTGCTTTAGGGTCAGCCGCTCGTCGATCAAACTCAGTTTCCCAGCTCGTATTACTTTTCCCGCTGAATAGTCCCATGCCTCTCCACCTATCACTTGTTGCCTGCCTCGACCATTCCCTGCCATTCAACTTCGATCAGGACGTCTTCGATGGGCGTATCGATTTGGCCCTCGTTAGCCATGAATCCTCCTTTCCATGCTGGTGTTCCTGTGAATGAGATCACCGCGGCAATGGCAAACACCGCGATACTACCCATTCAGTATCTGGGCCGTACGTTTCAGCGCGGTCTCTCTGTCAGGATTGCCATAGGCCACAATCACCGTGCTCCGTGGAGTAGCGGCATACACACTCCAGAGAGCCCTTGCCTGAGGGATAGGATTCTTTGTATCCTTTGCCGTCCAGATGTGGATAATGTGGTCGACGTTGACGAAACCCCAGTGAATGAGATCCTCGTCGTACCAAGGAATCCAGTGCTGAGGCTTAACCGGAACCCAGTTCTGGTCACTCACTTGCCGTACCGCCTCTTATTCTTGGCGTCGGAGTGCTTGGTCTGGGCGGCTACGATCTGCTCGGCAGTCATTCCTCGCCCGGCCTTAGCGTTGCGAGTGGAGTCAAGCTTAGCCGCTGCCCACTTCTCCTTCTCCGACTTTCTGAATAGGCCCATCCTCTTCCTCCGTTTCGTAGAAGTCATCTGGCAACCTGTGCCATCTTTCATCGCGAGACGAGTCTACCATTCACTACCTCCTTCTTCGGCGGATATGAGTGGGTCCAAAGATTGCATACCCGACAATAGCGGCGCAGACAAGCCACATCGCCGGCCCGTAGAGAATGCCCTTGCTCACCGCCATTGCCATGAGGACGATGAAGGCGAGGAATGGAATAACAATCATGGCACTTCGATCCAGATTGTCTCGTCCTCTTCCATGTCCATCCCGTCGTCAGGTCCAGCCATTGTATTTCTCCTATTCCTGATGTCCGTTGGTGAGATCGTAATCGTCGGCGTGGTCTTGGCATAGCGGCACATCATAGATAACCTTGTGGTCAGGGGATACGATTGCCCGGCTAGTTGTGGCTAGGTCAAAGCAGCGGCCAAAGTTTAGGAGCCTATGACTGCACTGCCCATTACCTAGCTGACAAGTCATTGTCCGGTCCAATCGTATCGAGTCTAACCACTCGGGTCTCTCCGTCACTATCTCGGATAAGGGCATGAGAACTGGCGATGTATGCCTCTACCAGTTCTACCTTCTCTCCGGTCGCCCTATCTTTCACGATCCTCTGCCTTCTGATTCTGAATCCTGAGGAACTCCGTGTATTCCGCCCCATCCTCGTCATCTCGAGCCATGCATTGATTACGGGCATTCTCCCATGTTTGTGCCCATTGCCCGTGAGTCCATTGCTGTTGCTTAGCCATTACTCCTCACCGTCAAGGAGTTGGTTCAGTTCTTTAGCGGCAGCTTCTTCGATCTCCTCAATTGAAGCGCCAGAGTCGGATAGATCTCTTAGCCTCTCATAGGCATCTGTCCAGTTACCCATCGCTGGCTGCCTCTCTCTCACAGGCTAGGCAATGGTCACACTGGCTGCAATGCACGGTAACGGGATTGCCATGCGGACAAGTGCGCGGTGTCTCGTCAGTAGCCATCAGTTCCTCGCGCTCCGTCGAGTCCATCCCGTTGGAACTCCGTCTACTGTGCCAGCACCTTGGACCTTGTCGGAATCAGCTCTGCCTTCCGTGACTGCCCGAGTGCCGTGCCTGTGCTCGTCCTTCTTCTCCCACTCCCTATCGCCCGGAACTACCCTCGCCATCGCTTCTCCAATCATGAATCCCTCGTGGTATAAGTCTATCATCGCGGTTCACGAGGAAGGCTCTCTCATCTCGGCACTCTCACACTCAAGGTATGCCTCCAGCATACCGGACCTAGTCAAGGACCGCATGGGCTAAATGGGTGAGGAACCAGCTATCGCGCACCTCTCCATTCCCGTGAATCAATGGGTTCAGGAAGGTTGAGTTCTGCTAAGTCCTCTTCTAATTCCTCTACTCGATTAGTCCAGAAGTCAGACATTGCCCGAGCATAGTGGATCCTATTCCTAAGGCGACGGGCTAATTGGTGGGGTGATTGTGCCATTACCTAATCCTCTCGTGCGTTCACGATCGTGCACGACGTCCACTAAAAATGTCTCTGCAACCGACACCCTTCTTATGATGGGGGGTTTGGTTAAGGCCGGAGACATAGAGACATAGAGACATAGAGAGTGCGTTCACGCTTCACAAGGCTTACGAATCGTCGGACAGCCAATAAACGCCCTGAGCACGCTGAACGGCTCCTGAAGCCCAAAGACGTTGCAATGCCTTCTTGACGACATGGTAGTCGAGGCCGGAGACATCGGAGACAGCCCTGGGAGCCATTCGACGATTTCTCAGCGCGGATAAAATCGCCTCATTCGTCGTTTGGATGTCTCCGATGTCTCCGTCCAAGAGACGAATCTTCTCTCCTCTCTTCACATGGATTCGTAAAACCCCACTCGAATCAATGATCCTAGAGGCAAGTTCAATGACCCTTGTGGTGTCAGATCTGTCCTGTTCAAAGCCCAGGCTCAGTATATTGGACACGGGCGCGGTCAGTCCACCAGAGCCACTAACACGCAATGCAAGGTCCGAATGCTCTGCCTTAGGCATGTGTGCAATGACGAGGCTGGCGACGCCGGTCTCTTGTGACATATCCTCTATTACTCGTGTGGTTTCGTAGTCAAACTTAACCAGGTTCTGCTCTTTGCGACGTTCTCCCTGTATAAGGGTAAGGTGGTCAATCACTACTAACGACGCCTCACCATCACCGCTCGATATCCATCCGCGAATGTAATCCATCAGTCCCTGGTCTAACCTAGGAAAGTCGGTCACTATGTCAAAACCACGTCGCCTAACGTCAACCACGCGCTCACAGAGAGCCTCATAGGCAGCGCGATCAGTACGCCATTCGCTCCGTGCTTCATCAGTAACGCGGCTGGTTGTATAGTGCGTAACACCCGACCGATTCATATCATCATAGGAGAATGTCAATCCCATCTCCACAGCCAGCAACGCTCCCATTCTCCACGTTACTAGCTGGATCTTATCTTCCCCACATAGATTAAGCACTCGACCGGGACGAGACGTAAGCTCACCGAATACGGGCTTCCCACGTACAACCTGAATCCCAATGTGCGTCGACAGTAGGCTCTTCCCAACCTTCTTACCTGCGCTAAACAACGTTGCTCCGGGCGCAATCAGCCTCTGTACAGTCATCTCGGGCGGGCGAAATGCATCCATTCCATATACTTTCTCGACTACCAGTTTCCCTCTTTCCCATGCCCTAACCTTAGCGTCAACCGGGGGATTTCGCGTCGCACGACGAACCAGCGCTCTAATCTCTCCGCCTGCGGCAAAGTAGTCATCTACGCCCTTCACTTCCACACTATCAACGGTGGCGGGCGGGATCACATAGTGCAGCACACATCCCTTTGTCTTTAGCCACTGTCCCAGTGCAGCGAGCGCACGTCTCACCTGTGAATTAGTCAATGAATCCGCGTCAAAGCACAACACTACCTTTCGCCCTTTGAGTGCTATCTCCGACCAATCACCCAGCGGACCAACTCTATCTCTCCACCCATCTACTCCAGTAAGCCCTACTACACACTTACCTCTACTCGAAAGGCTGTCAGCCTTCTTAATTCCCTCTGTTATCCACAGAGCATCACCCGCATCTTTCAGCCTCCCAGTATTACAGGGATGAACGTCGAGACTCTTGGGTCCAGTCGGTGATATGTACTTCCGCACTTTTCCTTTAGCATCAGTAACTGGTGTTGTCGGCTTCCACTGACAATAGCCATTCTCGCCTACTACATTCCAGATCGGTATGTACAGCCCCGACCCAGTACGTCCTTCTAGTGCCCAGTCAGATATTCCCTTTCCCCTCAGATATTCCCGCGGCTTAGGCCTGGTGGGCGACCATCTCAGTGTTCTATATTCCCTCTCCTTAACCAGGACTTCATCTATAGCCGATCCCCCCGTCAGCTCGTTCAGATGCCTAGCTGATAGGGTCACGCGTCCCCCTTCAATAATTGAGCCAGGCTAACCTGACTGACTATCCAGATATTTCCAATCCGACGACCTCTCACCTTTCCATCTGTGATCCAATAGTTAATGGCACGCTTAGTACATCCAGCCCGCTTTGCCGCTTCGCTGACCGATATCCACTCATCCAACACATCCGCTTCCACCTAACCCTCCTTCCTGATTGGGAAATTAGTAAGAGCGCAACACTATCACTCGCGACTGTGTGGAATATGTGAGCGTGGATGACCCCACTGCACCATACCCACGGGGGGTGTGATATGATAAGGCGAGGGAGCACCACACAGAGGAGACGCACATGCAAGCACCCCCTACGCTGCGACAATTGCTGGCCTTTCCTATCTATAAGGCCTATTTCAAGACGCCACCGCAACTACCCGACAATGTGGAGCTACGTCATCCATTCCAGGTCTGGGCGTACAATGGCGATGCTAACCGCTGGGGAAGTCGCCTTTGCACCACCTATCGAGACGCCTACATGAAGACCCTACAGCTTTACCGCACGCCTGGTTACGATGACATTGCCATTGTCAGCCGGACAATTCTGTGTCCTATGCCCAAATCCCTACGACGCAATGGCGAATTTATCGACGCCTGGGCGGATAGCTATGACTGGTGCAAACGCTGCCGTCGCCCCACTATCTTTCAGTGGTCGGAGAGCCATAGGGCGTTGAAAGCTGCTCCTGTCGTGACTACCGACGAGGCCCACCGATGCTATTATTGTGGGGTGCGCAAAGTATTCGCCGGCGAGTCAATGGCCCCAAGGAGACGCCCACTATGAGGATGATTCGCGAGGATTATCGACCGTATGAGTATCCCATACTCAACTGGCTTTATGGCATAGGTCCTATACGGGGCGATGTTCTACTCCTCAGTAAGGTCACTACTATTACCTTATTGAGCTTCGACGATGGAGGAGTAGATACAGTAGAACCTTTGTATGAAGTTCTCACTCGACGAAGGCAATGGGGATTAGCTCCTTATGTCGGCCCGCCATTCGTCTATGTATGGTATATAGCCGTCAATGGCGACGGGGAGAAGATCGCACAAACAGAGTCGTGGAGGCAGTATAAACTATGAAATACCTAGCGAGAATTGGAGCCATTCTGAAAGACCAGCGCCATTCGGAAATAGTAGTTGAGGTGGACTCTGAAGAAGACCCAGAAAGAATGAGGAACTTCCTGTACGACCAGCTGAATTGCCAGCTACAATCAGCCCTCAAGAAGAGACACGGTCGGTGACACAATACCGCTATAAGACGAGGCCTTACGTTCATCAGGTAAAGGCCCTCAAGCAATTGCTTAGGCAAGGCTATGGCGGAGCCCTGCTCATGGATCCACGAACGGGCAAGACGAAAGTGGCCATTGACTTCTGGTGCGCTAAATTCCAGCTCGGCCAAGTGTCAAAAATACTGATCGTATGTCCGAAATTCGTAGCTGATGTGTGGGAATCAGAGTTGGCCACTCACGCTACCGTTCCTTACGAGGTGTATCACTGGGACCAGCGCGAGAGAAAGTACACCGCGAATGGCCATGGCGGCCTTCCCATTCCTCATCCCAATCGATTGCTCGTGGTCATTACCAACTACGAAGCCTTTGGTGTTCCTGGTCGCAAGATACCTACTGGAAAGAAAGACGTTAACGGTAATCCCAAGTTTCGCAGATCCACCAAGAATGGCCGCATCAAGAATCGCAACCTGGTTCGCGAATGGGCAGACCACACAACGGGCATTACTCTGGACGAAAGCCATCGAATCAAGTCTACTGGTGGGCGAGCGGCACAGACCCTGGTGACTCTGCATCGCGACGCCCCATATAGAGTCATTATGACAGGCACTCCCATTACCAAGGCTTCCCGAGCGCATGACATCTGGATGCAGTGGCGGTTTCTTAACCCAGATCGCCTCGATGAATGGGAGGATTTCGACGAGTTCAAAAATTACTTTGGCCGCTTCATTCAGTTGCCGGATGTTCCAGTCAAGATGTGGAAAGGAGCGCGCCACTTCGAGGAATTACAAGCCTTAATGGCAAAGGATGCATTCAGCATTGCTCGCGACCAGTGCTTTGATCTGCCAGAGTCGGACATTCAGATTGTTCGGGTTAAGCTCTCCCGAGCTGCTAAGGCCTATGATGACATGGCCGAGAGGATGGTTGCCTATATTCGTCAGCACACCGCAGAAGCACCAATACCGCTGGTGAAAGTATTACGCCTCGCCCAGATAACGTCTGGCCATGTGACTACAGACAAAGGCGAGGTAATAACAGTGGGCCGAGAAAAGCTCGATGCGATAATGCCGCTGATCGAAAATGCCTTGGATAATGGGGAGAAGATCGTTGTCGCTGCAAGGTTTCGTCCAGATCTTGATTGCCTTTATGACGCAGTTCGCCGTATTAGTAGTCGCCTCCCGATTTTCGAAATCAGGGGAGGAATGAAACGAGCCTGGGTTACTGCTGACTTAGAAAAGGCCAGGCGACTAACTGGCCCGTGCGTTCACATAGTACAACCGCGCGCTGCATCCTTGGGGATCGATATGTCATTCGCCAGTCGGATGATCTGGTACTCCCTTACCAACTCCTTTGTGGATTACCTGCAGTGCTGCGACAGGATCGCCCTGAGTAGAGTAAGCACTACGTTCACCTATATGTTAGCGGGAGGGATCGATGACTTGCTCTACGAAACCCTTCAAGCTGATGGCCAGGTTGCACGTGCCATTATCCGCCACCCAGAAAGATTAAGGAGAGGCTATGCCGCCGATGAATAAAGCTATTACCGGTGAGCTGGGCCATGATGTTCTCGCTATGGTGTGTAGGGAATCCATCAGGGCTCATCACAAGCACGGCGAGGGAAGCATTCTGTCGGGCAAGAGAGATATGTCCTATATCCTTGCTTGTGGCCTAGAGGAGCTGGGAGAGGTCGCCCGAGCAATGGTAGAGGGAGAGACGCCGGAGCGAGTAATGGAGGAGATGATTCAGGCCGCTAACGTCATGCTGTCCGGTGTTCAGGCCATTAAGTCGGGCGTGGTGCAGATGGAGAATTGGCTGTGATCATTCTTGAAGGCCCAGACGGTGCGGGTAAAACCACACTAGCGGCCTCTCTGTCGGCTATTCACAAGATAGAGACCAGACGCCGCATTCATCAGGACCCCTACCTCTGGGCACTTGCTGAAATGACCGGATGGGAGAGGGATGCCCTTTGCGTCTATGATCGATTCCCTTTAGTGGGTGAGTACATCTATGGCCCCATTCGCCGACGCAACATATCCACCGAGTTTGCACTGGACAATCTGGCGACTACCTTGCTTCTCAATCGCCTGATGCAGGATACCCTCATTATCTACTGTCGCCCGCCCATTCAGGTGATCCTGGACAATGTTGCGACTACTGGCCAGCCCGAAGACATTCAGGCTAAGATAATGCCCATCATCCAGGCCTATGATGAATACTTTACCAGTGTGCCGCATCTTCTGTACGACTACACCGATGAAAAGCCCAGCAATCTGGGTCCTACAATTCGAGCGCATAGACGGTCATGGGGTGAGAAAGGTGATAATAGTTGAGGGTCCCGCAGATTCTGGAAAGACTACCCTCGTCAATAGCCTATCCGTAGATCTTCAATTGCCCGTTCGTCAGCCATTTACCGGGCATCGCGGACGAGGTGATTTCCTTCTCGACAAAGTCCGAGAGGAACTTCACGATTGGCCTAACTATCGTTATGGCACGGGCATTTACGATGGTTATCCTCTGATCGACGAGTACGTTTACGGTACCACTCATCGAGGGCGAATCTCGGAGGGTTTTGATTCCAGCAGCATTAGGCCATTGCTTGAGTTCTTCTTTGATCAATCGCTCATTATTTACTGCCGTCCGCCTGACAACGTTCTCACCGATCCTGCGGTTAATCTATACGACTTCCTTCTCCGTTACCCACTGACTGATGCGAGGGTTATCGAGTACAATTACCTAGATCCCTACAGCTATCGCAAAGCAATCGCCCGAGCAGACAGTCACTGGCGACTGAGAGAAGGCATCAGAGCCTGATGTATGTTTACGGAAATGAGGGATTGATGTATACCTACTTGACCAAAGATGCCACTCGACTTTACCGCGAGATGGTGCGCTCTCTGGCCATTACCAGTCAAGGTCAAGTGGACGATGACATCTCCATCAGCGTCAGTCGCCACAACATTCTCGCAGTTGCCGAGAGTTTCAAGTGGGATTACCCTCTCCACAAGCACTGGTACAGTAAGGCCAGATGGGGAGCGCTGGTATCACAATACCTTGACAAGGGCGCGTACGAATTGTGGTTGGATTCCATCGAGAATGGATTGGCGGTAAAGAAGAATGCAAGAGGAATCGCAACGCTGCGAACGAACATGGTTGCCCCCCGACAGTCGGGTCGTGGTCTCACTCGCCGCTGGGGAAGCTGCATTCTTGGATTCAGCTATCGACAGCTCCCTCTCCCACAGATTACCATGCACTCTCGAACATCCTACCTGGGATACATTGGCGGCCTCGATATCTCACTTGCACATTGCATGGCCCGGGAAGTTGGAGAGAGAGTAGGATTGCCCGTTGAGGCAATGCGCTTCGTCTGGCATCTCGACGCTATTCAGTTTCATCCCATGCGAAGTGTCGGCTGGATGTTCTATGAAAATGAAGACCAGTTCCTCAACTTTGACCCAAAGGCCAAAACGGCTCGACAGGAATGCCCGGGTGTGTATCACTCGCGGAAATGGTTTGATAAGTGGATAGAGCTGGATGAGGCCGGTATTCCTTATGCCGATATGGCCTATAACACAATGGCTAGATTCCGTCGGCGATACCATACCGAGATCCTGGGGTTTGAATATGGAGAGCCCTTTGAGACGCCGGCCATGCGGAGATTCAAGCCCATTGCTCACTTCCGACCCGCTGACCTTGTGATACACTTCTCCAAGAGAGCATCGCGCGCTGAGCCCGACTTCGACAAAGTGGAGGTAGTTAGCTGATGGAATATAATGTGGGCGGAAAGCACACCGAGTTCGAGGTATTCTACAATTTCCTTCTCTCGGACTTGAATGACCGCCCGGCTACTAACCGAATGGAGTGGCAGAAGCTCAACGTCAGCGGCTCGGTCGTTCACCTCATGCATGAAAGGCTTAATGTCACCGTTCGTTATGCCGTCCCCCTATCAATGGAGAAAGCCGCTGATGAAATTCATCCCGATCTGCCCTGGGCCGAAGAACACTTTCAGGAGCGAGTATCCGGAGTCCCTCATAATCCCCCTCCAAGTGTCTCGAAATGGCCACATCACCACGGTAGTCCTATGGCTCATGCCGACGGAGGAGTCTTCGATCATACTTACCCTGAGCGTATGTGGCCTAAGCACGCAGAACCTGGAGGCAATGGCTACTCAACTGATCCGGCTGAACAAAAAGGTATACGTTTCCGATACGGGGATCTTAACGATGTGGTTCATCTGCTCGATGAGAAAATAATGACACGGCAGGCTTATCTGCCTATCTGGTTTCCAGAAGATACAGGCGTTGCAATGGGCCAGCGAGTGCCTTGCAGCCTGGGCTATCACTTTCAGTACAACCCAGAAACCAATCGCCTCGACATGACCTATATGATTCGATCCTGCGATCTGATCCGACACTTTCGCAATGACGTTTACATGGCTGCACGACTTCAACAGTGGGTAGCCGATCAGCTCTTTGATCCAGAGGAAGACGACCTTCAGCCGGGCATTCTGGTGATGCACATCATGAATCTCCACGCGATGGTGGGCGATCTACGCAATGCCTATTCGTGATGCCCATTGTGAGCGCTGTCCCTTACATTCAGAGGCTCACGGAGAAGACCGCTGCGTCATTGCCACATCGCCCAGTAAGCCCATTCGCCTATTGGTAGTGACGAAGTTCCCAGCTAGTCGAGCCAAGATCGAACATCTTCTCAAGACTTCGGGAATAGTTGAACCCTTTGCGCTAACCAGTGCAGTACGTTGCCGCACCTGGACTCTACAGCCCAGTAAGGCAGACATCAAGTCGTGTGGCCATTATCTCGCACAAGAGCTGGCGGCTCTACAGCCGGAGTGGATTCTTACCTTTGGCAATGAGGCACTGCTAGCAGTCACTGGCCACTCGGGCATTATGAAACACCGCGGCAAAGTTTATCCTACGAAAGGACATACTGCACAAGCCTTTGGCACGCTGTCTCCCGCAATGGTTGAGATGCAGCCGGGGCATGAGAAAGGCTTCCGAGCTGACCTGAGGCTATTCAACTCTCTACTGCTAGGCGTTCAGAGCAAGCTATACCCAAAGGTCCCGTACGGGCGAGTACAGACGCCAGAGGCTCTTGAAGAGATGCTGACCGATATGAGCATGTTTGCTCACGGCGTAGCAGTGGATATCGAGAGCAATGCCTTTGATGAATTCAAGCCCGACTCTCGCATGGTCTCTATTGCATTCACTCTCTGGGGTAAAGGTGATACTGACCCGAGAATAATATGGGCCGTTCCTCTCTGGCATCCACAGAGCTGGCTTCGGGATAGGTGGAAAGAAGAGCTGAAGATAATAGGGAAGGTCTTATGTGACATTCCTGTCCGAGTTGCCCATAACGGCAAGTTCGACGGGAGATGGCTTAATGAGTTTGGCGTTCCCATTACCTTTACCTTCGACACCATGCTGGCTGCACATATCCTAGACGAGAATAGATCAAAGGCCTTGGCCAGTCTCGCCCGAGAAGAGCTGACTGTCGAGGACTGGAAGATAAAGAACAAGAACCTAGTCGCTGAGCCACTCAGTAAAGTACTAAAGTACAATGCCGAAGATACGTTGAATACCGCTCGGCTCTACTTTGCATTGCGGGCACAATTCATTGAGAGGCCTAAACTGGCTCGGCTATTCAAACTCCTCATGATGCCCGCGTCCAATCTTTTCATGCATGTTGAGCGGACTGGCATATGGATTGACCGCGAACTACTGCACAAGAACTGGAAGATAGCAAAGGCCGAGCTTGCTCGTATTGAGGCCGAGCTAATGACCTATGTGCCAGACACCCTTCCCAAGCATATCAACGGTAAAGGTGTTAATTTCAATCCTAGTCACTTTATGCTCTGGTGGCTATTCGAACACCTTCGCCTTCCTGTTCTTCAGCGCTCCGCTAAGACCGGCAATCCTAGCATGGCTGAAGCGGTGATGTTCCAGCTACTCGGAAAGCATCCTGTTATCGCCCTGCTGATGGAGAGGACCAAGTGGTATAAGTACGACTCTTGTTTCTTCTCAGCCTATGACGAGCTGATGGATTCGGACGATAGAATGCATACGACATTCAAATTGTCCGGTACTGTGACAGGCCGGCTGAGCGCAGGGAAAGCGGATGAGACTAAGGTTCAGGCAAAGCCACAGCGCGGAGTTAATCCTCAGCAGGTTCCTCGTGATCGCTTTGTTCGCGGCGTTATTGGTGCAGCTCCTGGGTGTTCTCTTGCAACGGCTGATTATAGCCAGGTGGAGTTCAGACTCTCGGCCATGTTGGCCAATGCAGAGAGCGTCATCGACCTCTATGCTGCGGGGAAAGATGTCCACCTTGTTATGGCTTCTCGGCTTACAGGTAAGCCTGAGGAGGCCGTTCTCAAGGAAGAGAGAAAGCGAGCCAAGTGGGTTAACTTCGGATTCATTTACGGAATGCAGTGGAAGACCTTCATCGATACGGTCTGGCGCGGCTACCAGATCCGAGTCCCTGAGGCAGAGGCAAAGCTGGCACGGCGTACCTTCTTCCAGACCTTTCCCGAGTTCCTCACATGGCACGAAAAGCAACGCCGGTTCGCGAGAGAGAACGGGTTCGTCGATTCGTTGATAGGCCGAGTACGTCATCTTCCCAACATCCGGTCGACCAATCGTGAGACGAGAGCAGAGGCAGAGCGCCAGGCTATTAACAGTCCCGTGCAATCATTAGCCTCGGATATGACTCTGCTCTCTGTCCTCTTGGTAAATGAGGAATTGCGCCGAGAAGGCTATAAGGCACGAACTATCGGTACCGTGCACGATGAGGCCCTCTATGAAATACCAAATCCTGAGTTGCCCTATGTCTTGCCCATCATTCATCGCACAATGGAGAACCTGCCTTTGCAGCGAATGTTCGGAGTAAAGCTCACCGTTCCCATCATTGCTAATGTCAAGCTCTCCAAGCACTGGGATACAGACGAAGAGGGTGGCGAGCTGAAGGAGCTAACAGTGGAGGAGATCTATAATTATGGAGATTAACATCTACTTCGACTTCCGTGATTGGTGGGTAGGCTACTATAGAGGAGATCATCACCACTTCGTATGCCTCATTCCTACTCTAGTCATAAGGTGGCCTCGACGTGGCCATTGAGGTTTCGACTCACTCTATGTTGACTAAGTTTAGGCGCTGCCCTCGCCAGGCCATGTATGCGTATTCCGATTGCCTGGTGCCTAAGTCTGTTTCTCGCCCACTCAAGATGGGCAACTGGTTTCATGCCCTCTTGGAGACTCATTATCGAGGAGGCGATTGGAGAGCGCGGCATCAGCAGCTTATAGAGGAGCATGAAAGTAAATTCTTTGCCGAAGAAGTGCGTGATGTCCCTCGTAGTTGTGAGCGGCTTATGCGCTCTTATCTGTGGTATTACCAGCTCGAAGAAAAGTATGGTTTCCGTGTCATAGAGGCTGAAAAGGCCTACTCAACACTATGGCCCGACGGCAGTCTCTATCAGTGCATGATAGATAGCCTAGTGGAGTATGAGAACGACCTGTGGGTCATGGATCATAAGCTGCGCTCTCAACTGCCGGGACACTTACAGAGGCTCTTAGACTCGCAATCTCTTCTTTACCTTTGGTGCCTGCGCAAGAATGGCATTAGAGTCCGTGGGATGATTTGGAACTACGTCCGAATGAAGCCGCCGGCAGTGCCTCGTGTCCTCAAGAATGGGCGAGAGCTATCCCGTCGAAAGATAGAGACGGACTACGTTACCCTTCGTGGAGTGCTGCGTAACAATCTCGATGTGGACCGAGAACTATACGAGCCTCATCTAGCTCGGCTTCGCGCAGTCTACTGGCGACCGGGTAAAGAGCAAGAATCCCCATTCTTTGTGCGCGAGTTTATGGACAAGGATGACGCGACAATTAATCGCATGGTATTGGAGATGTATCGCACCCGGAAGAGAATGGCTCGCTATGATTTCACGAGCAACCGTGACTCGGTCGAAAGAGTAATTGGGCCCGATTGCAAGTGGGGCTGTTCGTATAGCCGCCTCTGTGCCACTGAGCTATTCGACGGAAATACGGAGGCCATCCTACGAAATGACTACGTGGTGGGTGATCCATTAGCCTACTATAGCCGCGATGGTTCGTGATGATAGACTTGCGTCGGGAGTAAGGAGATATGACATATGCCACCGAACGCGAAAATATCTAGGCCTTCGCAATCCACTCGTCCGCCTAGACTACTCATCTATGCCCGCTCCAAGAAGGGTAAGTCCGCACTATCCGCTAGCGCCGGGCAGGGGCGAGTCCTTATCATTGACCCTGAGCACGGAACTGACTGGATGAATACGCCCAAGCTGGATCCTCATGTCTGGCATGTATCCAAGTGGGAAGACGTCATCGAGGCTGTTCGTTTCGCCACAGAGGCTCGGCATGACTACGATTGGATTGCCCCCGACGGATTGACTCGGATCACCAAGATGGCATTGAAATGGGTTATCAAACAATCCACTGACGGGGCAATAGATCGCCGCCCTGGGATGGTGATGCTGAAGGATCGTGGGCGAGCGGGTGAGCTAGTGGAGAACCTTCTCTATCGCCTTCACTCAGCGCGAGACGTTGGCGTTATCTTTACTGCCCAGGAAAGGATTGTAGCAGATACTGGGTCTGGGGATGATGTGGATGAGGAGAGCCTGGAGGAAGTAAAGCTCCGGTACGTTCCCGACTTGCCTAACCAGGTGCGTGCTAGTGTGACTACAGTGGTCGACGTGATAGGCCGACTGTATGTCGTCAAGAACCCGGATGATGAGACCAAGCTCGAAAGGAGATTGTGGATATCGCCCCATCCGCAATATGACACGGGATTCCGATCCTGTTTTCAATTGCCCGACTTCATTCGTCGGCCATCAGTTCCACGCATTGTCTCCGCACTAGAATCAGGAAGGTATAAGTAATATGTCCCCAGCTACTGGCACTTCCAGCAAGGCCTCAGCCCGAGTACTCGACATGACCGACGTGAAAGACCGCTCTGCCGTCAATCCCAAGAATGTCCCTGAGGGCGACTACGTGGCGGTAATCGACTCGGTGACTGAGGGCGAGAGCAATGCGGGGAATGAGCAGTGGATTTTCATCCTTTCACTGGTCAATCACCCGGGTAAGGGTACTTATCCTTACTACTGCCAGACCGATGACAACCTCTGGAAGATTCGCAATCTGATCCAGGCAACGGGAGTCGAAGTCCCCAAGAAGAAGGTCAAGGTCGACCCGAACAAACTGGTCGGCAAGGAAGTCGGCGTCACAATGGAGGACGACGAATACGAAGGCCGCATGAAGAGCGTCATTGCCAACGTATTCCCGCCTGAGGAAGTCGAGGAAGAGCCCGAGGCGGAAGAGGAGGTTGTGACTTCGAAAAGCCGCCGTAGGCCTGCAACCAAGCCCGCAGCAAAGAAGACGCCTGCTCGAAGCAGTAGCCGCAATCGCAAGCCTCCCGTAGAGGATGAGGACGACGACGTGGACGATGAGGAAATGGAGGCTCTTGAGCTTGACGATCTGTAAGCAATAGAGTATTGTTGATCTAGGCAGGGCGCTTTCCCAGTTCCTGGTAACTCCCTCATCTCCTCCCAGGAATGTTGGTTGAGAGCGTCCTGCCTTTCGGTGGAAAGGACCACAATGACTAGTATGCCAGAGACCCGTTTGCAGCGACAGATCCAGGATATCCTCAAGCGTGAGGGTGCATTCGTATTCAAAGTACATGGCAGTGAGTACATGATGGCGGGATTGCCCGACCTAGTAGTTTGCTATCGCGGTCTATTCATCGGGCTCGAAGTCAAGATGCAAGAGGGCCATCAGTCGGCTAGGCAGATCTATGTCGAATCTCAGATAAGAGATGCGGGGGGTATCTCATTGGTCGTCAGGAGCGTCCGTGACGTCCTCGCGATACTAGCGAGAGTAGATGCTCAGCTCGACGCGGCTCAACGCTGAGGGAGCCCAGGGGACGCACTCTACGCCCTCTTCGTGTACCTCGCAGGAAGCGGTCACTAGAGTGCCCGGCGCCCATCGCTGCGTGACTGCACAAGTGTCGCCGTCTGAGCAGGGGACGTATACAGCGTAGCCCTCAGGAATATCCGCTATGACCGCGGGAGTAGAGGGTGAGAGCGAGTGGCCGTACTCAGATAGTAGACCGCCACACCAGATGGTACCGAGCATAAGGCTTGTCAGCCAGATGATAACTAGGGGGAGATCGAAGCGTCTCATGGTTTAATTATACCAAAGGCCTTCACGAAGGAGCCCTGCCGCAGGAAGGGAAAGTGGGAGCAATCCCGCGACAGGGCCAATACCACGGCTGCCTCTGAATCAGCCGCGCAGACATGCTATCACTAGCGACGGCGGTAACGCTTTCTGAGCAGAAAGCCGCGCCCGGGAGTATTGATCGTAGTCCGCCCGGTTCGATGGTTCTTATTGTATGGGCCGAGATGGGTAGAGGTGGAAGTATTGCGGAAGTTGACAAAATTCCATCGCCTCCACAAGAAGTTGATCCGCCAGCGGTATTGAAACTTCCACCCGAATAGCCAGCGCAGTAGAGTTCTCATTTTCCTTTTCCTCCGTCCACATTGTTGTATGACTGGCACGTACCGAGATGAGTAACAATGGCATTGGTACGCTTGGTGCGGGTATTGAATGCCTGAGCACAGGATTCACCGCAGCACTTGCAGCTGAAGTGATAGCCATCAGCATCGGACCAAAGCTTAATGGCATTCTCGATTGTCATCTGTCGGGGCATGGATTCTCCTAGGGCAGTAGCGATGAAACCATTGAGTAGACGTCGGCAATGGCCGTGACGAAGTAGCTGATAAACAATGCTAACACCACAATGAATACCATTAGCAGTAGGGTTAGCTTCCAATCGGTCGCAGGGACTTTGCCTCTCATTTTCCTTTCCTCACGTACTCAGAGTACAGGAAAGCGGCAGTATCCAGATTCACCTCACGAAGGGTATCGAGAATGTACTTCTTGGCATGAGTATCGGGCACGGGCGCCCAAGCGGGAAATGCGTCGGGGGTGGACACTTCGATTGTCGTCCAGCGGCGGGCTCCATTCCTGCGAGTTATCTTGACGAGGAATAGCAAGTCGTGGATGCGCGTGGCATAACGTCCGGTCGGAACGGGGACGAATTTCTTACATACCCAGCACAGTGGATCTATCTCAATGCTCCAAGGTTCTTCGTCAGTCAGGGGTCGTGCACACTGCGTGCACGCTACGGGGGCGGTGGTCTCGGTCATAGCACTAGTCTACCATTCTCTGAGGGGTCAGCGTTGGT